ATCGCCACCGCCGTACAAGCATGCTTGTACGGGGGCTTGTGTATGAACTGACGGAGAAGGCATGATCAACAGGTTTATACCGCTGATCTACGCCATGTTTCTGGTCCCACGCGTTTATACGATTGGTTGTATTAGCACTTTCGGCAAAAAACCGAAGGAGCATCAACCAGCCGGATAAACGTTTTCTAATGTGGGGTGAAGCTACGTCCCATACGCGATACTCGAGCCTTTGCAGGTTCTTGTTATAGCGTCTGTTACGTGGCCTGGAAGCATCCGGTGTTACGCGGAGCTGAGGGCATGCACAATGCATGGACTCATCTGGTATTTCGCCGTAAACGGCGACCAACCAGCTTACGACTCTGTCGTAAGTCGTGTAATACTGTCTATCCCAGAAGGAATTAGCATAAGCTATCCAACTAGTATAGACATCAGGGCTGGGTGAATCAGACCAGACGGTCCGTAAACGGACCGGAGTGACGTCGACGCCTGCGAAGGCGTCCATGCCACATGACTCTCTAAAGAGTCCACTGGTGCAACTCTTGTCTTGGTTTATCTTTAAACCGAAAGACTCGAGCTGTTCGATCGCGTCTCGGGTATAATCCCTTGGAACGATCACATCATCACCATACACCAAAATACCCTCACGGGTATCTGCGTCAGGAGCTGCTGCAGTAAGGATAGCCCAGACAACGAGTGCAAGGACAGGAAAGCATAAACAGCTTCCCATCGGTGCATACTTGTTGAGCTTGATTACCTTACCACTTGGCAGCTCTGTCGATGAACTCCTACAAGCCTCTAAGTACGTATATACGTGCTCAGGGAAGAGTAGGCGAACTAGACCAACTGTGACTCTATCGCTGGCCTCATTGAGGTCAAGGGTAGAGTAGCGTCCCGTCGAAGAGCCTAATAAGGCTCCTAAACGGTTCGGCTGCTGATCCGTGAAGTGAACATTGAACTTTGTAAGTTCATGCGACTCCACGTGTTCCACAATAGCCCTACCTAATCCCTGCTGAATCCATTGAAAATCAACGGGTTCGCAAGAGATCAAGCGAGGGCCGCGCGAGTCTTTCGGCACGAGTATTACTCGTGCAGGAAGATCCACGTCTCGTATAGAACTAATTCTATCGAGATCATCACATACGTGACCTAGAGATGCGTAAAAATACTCATCTAAAGGGTATACGTTCGTGATTCGTCGAGAGACATTCTGCCAGATATACTTGTCCCAGAGTCGTTGCTTCGTAGCAACAACTCCCGGACCGTGTTTCGGGTAGATGTCTTTCGGGTCGAAAAAGGCAAAGAGTCTCGATAAGAGAATCCTTGCCTCGCGCGCTACTTCGGCCTTCGAAGCAGGACGTTTAGTCCTGCGTCGATAAGTCGGATGATTAGCGGGAAGAGGCATTTCGAACACCGGGTTAAACCCCGAATGAAGCGAGGTGCACTCTTCACTGTGGACGAGGATGTCCTGGTCAGTTCTTTCGAACTTACTAAGGACACTTTGTTCTTGTTCATGTGAATAAGGGAGTTCGTACTTGTAAAACAAGTAACAAACCTGCCTTATGATCCTGACGCTATGCGCGCACGGTTGCGGAAGTAATCCGCCATCTGGTCGGAGTACCAACTTAAAAAACTCACCGAGAAACCTCGGAAGTTTAGTGCCTCTTATGGGTGCAAATCCACAAGAGACAGCGTTTAAGTCAGTATTTCCTGAAAGAGCCTTATCAAAGGCCTTTCCCAGACGTGGCAAGGTTTTCGTAAGAAAACCGATTCCTTCCGCTCGTACACGCTTAGATACTACGTTTGTAGTATTTTTGCATGCACGATAGTTGAACACAGCTCCATGCGACGTAGAGACGTCGTGAAGCAGTGCAGCGATGAGACTAACTGTCTTATCTAGGCTCTTATTGGATACCATATGGTAGTCCTCCTAGAGCATGCACACACTTCACGATTCTGAACGAACTCGCTGAGTGAAGGACACATCTAATGAATAGACGTATCCAACGGAACATACACTACACTATCCCTAATGGGCAACGGCATTTAGCCGTTGTATCCACGAGTGATCTTGTAGACATACGCTACCAAGAGTCAACTCAAGGGACGTTTAAAAACAGAGGCATCATACATAGAGCTCTACCAGGAAGCGGTCTTTTAAAACTGCTTACTGAAGGCTTCTATATGATACGTGTTGGTAATACGGCCCGAATTAAGACAACACTACCGCTCCAAATTCAAACATTATGAATTAGGTTAAGTACAGTTGTCAAGTTGACCCGAGACCCAAACGAGTACCAAGCAGGTTGGGGGGTTAGGCCCGAGGTAAGGTTTTAGGGTTGAGAAAACTCAACCAGCCTTACTAAGGAGCCCAACCTCCCTAACTGCTGGGTAGGACGCGCTGATTGACAATAGCTGTTAAAGGCTACCGTTCAAGAGCGCCGCAGCACCGTTACCAGAGCCGTTGTAGAGAATTGTCGTATCTGCGCCCAAAGAGGCGAGAAACGACATCAACTCCGCAACGACATTGGCTGCTTCAGCTGACGATGTCGACGCCCCAACGGGGAAGTCGAGCACCGCGTATGCTGAAACAGTGATAGGCGTGACAGAATCGACGCCCGAAATGACAGTTTTGTCAAATCGGACGACGGACCGTCGCCGCTGTTTCATACCCGACCCAGTCTCCTGATGAGCAATCGTCAGGCGGTGGGGGGCAGACGGAGTTTCCGCAATTTGCGCAAACACAGTCTGTCGGTTGTTGGTCGACAGGCGACTGAATTCAACTTCAGCCCCTGCCGAGTTCTTGATCTCGTTCGTGTTAAGTGTGTTACTTAGCATGCGTTGTAGTTTATACTACTTCTTGTATCTCGGGCGGTAGCGTCGTGGTAACACGAGTGCAGCGCCCAGCGTGACCTCTTTAGGGGACACGCCGCTCATCTCAAGTGAGCTCAGTGACGGCATCGTAACGCATCGTCGATATGACGACTGGTACGTTGTCGGCACTGTCCATCTGAGGTGTGCGATCTGATTCCAAGGGTTACTATTGGCTACTTTCGTAGACACTAGTATCTGCCTGGAACGCTTCACACTCCACAGATACCGCCGTATGTTTATCAGCGGTTCCATATTGAGGTAACGGAATTGATCGAGCCAACGGCTAACGCCGAAAACCCAATCAACTACGAAGGACCAGGGTATTGCGTTCCAGATGATCGCAGGGTTCACTTGAACCCCGAAAGCATCTAAGAGACCCAATATTCGAGCATGCTCGACCTGGTATTGAGTAAAATTAAAATGATACTCAATCTCACTATGAAACACAGTAGGAGCATAGATAACTTGACGATTAGACCGATAGCTATTACAGACCGTAGAGGGTCCAACCCCCTTCGGCCATAAAAAGCCTTCGGAATCTTCGTCTACATTATCGTACTCTTGCCAGACGAACTGGAAATGTTTCGTCTGAACTCTACCTTGGCGAGCAACGAGATCGTTTAAACGTTTCTCGGTGCGCGCTAAAGCGGCATGAATGCCGCTTATGTCTGACAGCAGAGGCAGAATGTTAAACTGCGTTTGCAGATAACTATCTGAACCTGCATGGAGTAACCGACGTAGCGTTTGCGAACCACGAGTAATAATACTCTTGGCCGTAGTCGCTATGTTAGATATGGTACGTGGCAGGGAGGAGAAGTCTTTCAACTCAATTAATGTGTTGATTAGACTTAACTCAGCCTTAATGTAGGGCATCATGTGGTTTAAACCACGCTGCTGCAATGCACTAAGGTTAGCTGGTGGCGGGATGAAAGTCCCGTCAGCACTCGGCACGTCAAAAGCAGGGAGACCCGCATCGGGCATCCCGGCCTCTCCATACCGCGTCTCGTCGTAGATCCAGAACGGATCATGATGAACACCAGTATAATAATCGGGCCATCCATAGGTCCAATTATTAATATAGTGTTCTGGCTGCTGTAGACCGCCACCAGTGATTGGAGCAGTGACACTTTTAAAGTGTTCAAAGCTCTTCCACTCGCGCGATCTTCCTGTCGAATTAGGGGTAATCTTTTCATACAGAGAGACGAATCTCTTTGGCATGAAATAGAATGTCCTGTTTCCGACAGGTGGTACAGTAGGAAAGACAACCACATATGTTGGGTCATAAATGACCTCATCCATATTTGGATATCCATCATATATGCGACGTGAAGCGATCATACATACTGCGTGGATGCTGAACATAGTTCAACTTAAGGACTGCGCCCAACGGGGGCGCAG